TCTCCTATCTACCAACTCGCTCTTCATCACTTGCACTCCCTTGAGGAGGCTTGTGTAGGCGGCTTGGAATTGAAAGAAGATGCCTGCCCGACTGTGCTCATTGACACGCTTGTCGTCGCATCGATGCTCTCCCTTGCAAACTTGCAAGGAGGAGCCTTCTCCGCGATCTCATCGTTCTACACCAAATCCTCGGATGCTCTAGACGGAGTTACCGCCTCTACATCCGCGATTGCCGAAGCAGCGACCTCAATTACCGCTACTATCGCCGAAGTCAAGAGTAGCATAGTCACTAATCTCCCATCTATGGACAAAATTCTCACTGTCCTCCTCCCCCTTCTTGGTGGGATAATAATCGTGAAACTCCTAGGCTTCAAAGTCTTCTTGTCCCTCCTCGCGGTTCTTGCCCTCATGCCTTCAATGGGGATCTTCTCCATCCCAGCAGTGATGATCATTGCCAAGCTTCTCTACAGTCGTAGCTCTGGCGCTCAATCGTCACACTCAGAACTCCACAGTGGCCGCGTTGATAACGCGTTCCTTGCGCTGTCAGATGACTCGGAAGAAGAGCTCAATTGGTCTATGGATGACTACTCCACAGATTCCTCCGCCGAGGACCCTACCATGGGCCCTACAGCCGAGGCTTCGACCCCTGACGAGCTCGATATTGAGGAAGTTGCCAAAACCGTTGACAAGTCCCCTATCGCTGCTATCGTCGCCCTATTTGTCTCGGCGCTTTCCTTTACCGGAAGCACCAAAGGCAACATGCATGCGTACTCCGATGCCTGCAGAATGATCGGACCAACTAACGCCGTAACTGGTGCTATTGGTGAGGTCGTTCACTGGGTCCTGAAGCTCCTGCCCGATATGGTCAGGAAATTCACTGTTGGCAATCTCGGCTGGTACTCCCAGTTTGAGCTTGCTGAGGATTTCAAAGAAGTCCTACGCCTCGCAGACACTGTTGTTCGCGAAGCAGCAACCCATGATGAGTATCTCCTCAATGAGAAGAACTGCATCCAGGTCATGAATATCTCTGACCGCCTCCGAAAGCACTTTAAGGTAGCTTCCCAGGGGAAGCATCCTAAGAGCTTTGAGCTGCGCTATGCTCAGGCTACTCTCACGAAGCTTGAGACTATCCTGTCAAACGCCGCGAGACTCCTCAAGAGTGGACTATCCAAGCCCACTACTGCAGGACTCTACCTCTTCGGTAAGTCTGGTGTAGGGAAATCATTCCTTACAACTGTCATTACCCAAGCCCTCTACCCCCAGATCCCGCTCACTGACGCCCTCTACCAAAAGGGTGACACGAAGCACTGGGATAACTATGCTGGTCAGAAAGTCACCTACTTTGATGACTGTGACGCTGTCAAAGCAGAGTCGCGAGAGAGCTCTCTTGAAACTGAGGCCCTCACCCTCATGTCCAATGTGTGCACCATCCTCTCCATGGCTTCTATCATGGAGAAGGGTCGGATGTTCACATCAGAGCTCCTTATGGCATCAAGCAATCTTTCGCTCAATACCTCAAGGAGTACACTCCAGCACCAACCTGCCTACTGGAACAGATACGCTGACCTCTGCTTTGAGGCCATCGTAGCTGATCCATTTAACCTAGCTAAGAAAGGCGAAGCCCCAAGGCTTGACCGATCCAAGCTAAACAACCTTCCCCTCAAGGAACGTGTGCACGCTCCCTGGTTGAAGTTTGTCCCGATTAACGTCAACACCTGGGAGTCCGGCGAGCCTATCAGTCTTGCAGAGGTCATTAACCGTGTCCGAACCAAGATTGAAGCTCATCGAGCTGCATTCACCACCTCCCAAGATGTCCTCGCACTCATTCGCCAAGACGAAACCGCCTTCGACGATGCTTCCGAGCCATCTCCCCTCACTTCTAAGGAAATCGCTACCCGCATTTCCAAGGCACCCCCGAAATCCGAGGGTGTTTCTTCGTCCTCGTACAACCGCCCTAAGGGCAACCCATGGCAGACGAAGAAAGGTAAAGGCAAAGCCAAAGCCGTCCTTCAAGGCGACATCGTCGTCCCCACAAAGATCCTTGACAGCGCTTACAAGCTTCTCGCAGCCCCCGGGAAGCGTGAGCATTATGGATTCGTGAAGGAATGCTACGACGCCAATGGTGTCATGTCGATAGGCCATCTCAATAAGAAGATGATCTACGCTGTCCTTCGCGTGCGCTTTAGGCACCACATCCGTGCAAAGCGCCAAGTGGATGCTTTCTATGAGCTCTCCCGCGACAACTGGTATGCAATTTTCACTCAGTACGAGATCGAGAATTATCAGAACAAGGACAAAATCCTCCCAACCACATGGGAGCGTGTCAAATCCGCGATTGATAATATGAAGATTACCTCCTGGGCAATCGACCATCCCTTCGCGGCAGCAGCCACACTCACGATCCTCGCGAGTACGGCGCTTATTGGCACTGTCCTCGTCATCGGATCTATCTTCAGCCCCGGTGATGAAACGCAGGCATCCTTCAGAACGAAGGAAGCTCGCAGAGAGCGTGAGCGCTCTCACATGAAGAAGTCCCGCTTCTCCAAAACCACCTCTGGTTACAAAGGCGCCTGGCAATCAGGTGTCATTGGCTCAGGAGATCCCGTCGATTTTGACGAATTGCCAGATGAGCTTGCACGAGTGGCCTCCAACCTCGTTGGCCTATCCGTAGCCGGCTTCTACCAAGGTACTGCTCAGAGGATTGCTGGGAGAACGCTTATGTGCTCTGCCCACTTCCTCCATGATGACCAAGGCCATTTCCTTACTGATGGCGTAGGTCTCACAATAACTCTTGTAGGGGGTACCTCCTTCAAGTTCAGCCTCACCTCAAAAGACATTACAATGGTCAGAGGTGATGGCCCAGTGTCCGAGGATATTGCTCTCATTGAGATGCCGACCTCGATTCCCGCCGCTAAGGCAGTGAAAGGCTCTTACATCCCACAGGATGTTCTTGCCAATTGGCTCGGAAGCATATCGGATCAGATACTCTTGCGGGTTGACGCTAAAGGAGTACTCATGTCCATCAACGCCGGTTCCCTGTCGCTGAACATGATGCCCTACGACTACAAGTCAGAGATCAGCTCTAAAGCAGCGCCCCTCGTTCTCTCCAGTAGAGTTCTCTACAGCGCAGACACCGTTGCTGGTGACTGCGGAGCCGTTCTCTTCTGCGAAAGAAACGAGACGTGGTACGCTACAGGCGTCCATCGCGGCCTTCAGACAAGTATGTTCCGCGCAAAGGAATCCTTCGCAGCCTACCTTACGCAAAGCGACATGAAGATGTTTGCTGGCCATGGCGTTAGCCAAGGAGGGCCAAGTGCCCTCCCAGTTCAGGTTTCCAAGCCTGATCAAAACTACTCCCCCCACGACCAGATAATAGTCGTGGGTGAGGTCAGCAAGGAAGATTCAATCTTCAGACCGAAATGGAGCAAGTATGAGGCCTCTAAGATCAAGTCCAAAGTCCCCATGATCCCAGATGAGCTTCATAAGCCTCTCCTAGATCCCTGGAAAGATGATCGCTGTGATGGCGACCCTATGCTCAAAGCCGTTAACCGCTACGGCCAGAACTGCTTCCGCTCCCGCGACGAGCATCTTCTCCTCGCTAAAGCCTCCATGGCAGATGAACTGGTCCTCCTCTTCAAGAAGAATAAGATCTCTCTAAGAGTTCTCACAACTCTAGAGGGGATCAATGGCGATTTCACCAATGAGAACTCCAAATCCATTGACTTCTCCAAGTCAGAGGGTTACCCTCATGTGCTCTCGCGCCCTGGACACGCTAGTGACAAGTCATACCGTTACGATATGTCCGAATACCCTGTAAAACCAGGTGAGGAGCTTGCCACGCAAATCAATGACCTTGAAGTCATGATCCGTTCTGGCGTTATTGCGGCAGTGATCTTCACGGCCTCCGCAAAGGACGAAGTCGTTCCAAAGCGTAAGATCGACGCTGGTAAGAATCGTATGTTCCAAGGCGTGCCCGACCACTACCACATCGTCTGCAACAAGTACTATAAGTCCTTTGTTGATGCTCTCATCACCACCCGTGATGGGAATTTCAGCGCTCTAGGCATGAACATGTACTCGCCCGAGTATTCGAGATTCATCGAAGCTGCTCTCCAGATCTCCACAGTGGGATTTAACGGCGACTATGTTGGAATGGAATATGATGTTCCCGCCGATCACATCATCCTCTGCGCAGAGATCATCGACGACGTCTACAAGGCGCTCGACCCTAACTACACCCACGAAGATAGGCTCGCGAGAATCTCGCTTGCAGAATCATCTGCCCACAACTTCCTTCTCTTCTTGAGACTTATCCTCCTTCTCGCAGGGGGTATGCCTTCCGGAACACCGTTCACCTCCCTGTTTGAGATCCTACTTCAAGCGCTCTATGGCAGAGCAAATTGGAATAGACTCTGCATAGAGCATGGGCACGAGCCGAAGGACTACTCCACTTAT